TCCATACAGCGGCCACCCAGCTTCGCTCACACGGCCACGAGGTGTTCAACCCGGCAGAGAATGACATCGCCAATGGATTCAACCCTCAAGGGTTCAGCGGCGACCCCACCGAGGCAGCGGCCAGCGGATTCAGTCTGCGCACGGCCCTGAAGCAGGACTTGGCCTGGATTTGCGACCACGCAGAAGGCATCGCTCTGCTGGAAGGCTGGGAACGCTCCAAGGGGGTCCGTGCCGAGATGGCGCTGGCCGAAGCTCTCGGTCTCCCCAAGTACGAAATGGAGCGCCTGCCAGCGGCGGTGACGGCATGACCGAGGTCCGCACCGTCAGTTCCACAGGAGCAGAAAAGGGCACCAAGCCCGAACGCTTTGACCTCCTGCCGGTGGAAGCCCTCACTGCTGTGGCTCGCCACTACGGGGGTGGCGCAGCTAAGTACTCAGCACACAACTGGCGGAAAGGTTACGAGTGGTCCAAGTCCTACGCCGCTCTACAACGCCACGCCAGTGCCTTCTGGTCCGGCGAGGACATTGATGAAGAGACAGGTTCACCGCACATGGCCGGAGTTGCTTTCCACGCTCTGGCCCTCATCACGTTCATGGCCGAACACCCCGAGATGGATGATCGTTTCAGCACGATAGGAGCGCCATGAGAGTTTACCTTTCCAGTGCCGATGTCGTAACGCCCCAGTGCCTGGAAATCATGGCCAAGGTCAAGAACGACACCATTCCCGACGTGGAACTGGACTTTGCCCCCGTCACAGACAACCTGCCTCCCAACGCCGTGGTGTTCGCCATGGGAGCCTACAAGCGCCAAGGCACCGAGCGGGTTGTCCCGGCCCCGTCAGTAGCTCAGACAGTCACCAAGGCTGACATCATCACCCGGCTGGGCACCGCGTTCCGCCTGTTGGTTGATCCTCCTGAGCTGCCTGAGTTCGAGTACACCGTGATTGATGAAGTGTCCGATGCCTCCAATTTTGTCAGCAGCACTTCGGAGCGTCGGGTTGTGGTGGACATCGAGACCAGTGGCGACATCTCCGTGGATGAGGTCCACCCCCAGCGGATCATCTCGATTTCCATCACTGCGGGGGCAATGGCCTATGTCTTTACCGAGGAGGTGTGCCAATCTCCATTCTTCTACGCCGCGTTCTGTCGGTTCATGGAACGCAACTTCATCATCACGGTCAATGGCAAATTCGATATTCCCTACTTCCCCGATGCCGAGACCAACCACTATCGCGACACGCAGTTGGCACACTACGCACTGTTCCCAGCCGCTGGCCAGCATGACCTGAAGAACGTCACCAAGAAATACTTTGGGTTCGAGGACTGGGATGCTGAGGGGCAGGCGTACCTGCCAGCCAAGACCTATGACACCTACGAGAAGTTCGAGGACGGCAGCTGGCACGATGCCCGCACCTACACGCGAAAGAATGGGAGGGGATCGGGCTATGAACGTATCCCGCGCCACATCCTCTACCGCTACAACGCCTTCGATGTCTACGCCACATGGCACTGGGATGTCCTCATGGCCGAACACCTTGCT